GGAGATAATAGCGAGGATGTTACTGTCGCACTTGTAGAGCTAACAGATGAACAGGAGGAATGAATGAGGCAATCAGAATTACAAATTGATGATATACTGCAACTGGTAGGTGGTGACCAAATTGATTTTACAAAAGAAATGTGGGGAACAGTTGCTTTGGATCGTGATATTAAAGACACGACATACAAGGGAGTCGGGGTTTACAGGGTTATCCGAAACAATAAGTGTGTTTGGCAAGCCCCTGGTGCAATACCGATGCCAGTGGAGGGCTAGATGAACCTAAAAGAACAGAAGCAAGAACTTAGAAAAGCCATAGATGAATTAATGGACGTTGAAGTCAAAGACTACAAAAACGACAAAACATGGTTGATTCTTAAGCCAGCATTTGTCAATTTCATTTCAAGGGTTACTGATTATTTTGATACTCTTGAGGCGAGAGACAAGAAGCACCTTGAGCGTATAGCCGAACTTGAGAAGCGCATAAATGAGGCGTCAAAGATGATGCTTTACAAAGATTTAGATGATGGGGAGTTGTATGCAATAAGAATACACGCAGGAGATAATAGCGAGGATGTTACTGTCGCACTTGTAGAGCTAAATGATGAGTGAGTGCTTTCTTGACCTTGAAACATATCGCAAATGTTTTCCCAAAGATATTCGTGACGATATGAACCACCCTCAGTGTTGCTGTAATTGCTATTACCACCTAGAAGATAGGTACCATGCTTCGATTAACCCTAAAGAATACTATGATAAAGACATATCAAACGTAAGGGGGTATATCTGTGCGATTGGACTTCACGGAGAATGGGCAACAGAGGGGAAGAAGAGTGTTGCCTCTAGTGGATGGGAAGAACATAGTATAGGGTGTGAATTACACACAATAAAAGGTTAGCTGGGAGGGATAAGATGAAGTGCGAAGAAGAATATTTTAAAGAAAACGGTGACTATGCTTTGGTAGAGCTAACACATTAACTGGAGGAATGAAGATGGACACGAATAACGGAACTATTAGACATTTATTAGATGATGAAAAAGATATGGAGGCAAAATCATTGTTTCTTGAGAAGGCGCTTGTTGAGATTGAGAGTGATGATGAGCTGAAAAGTCTCAAACGAATGTCAAAGCCACGCAGGATAAATAAGATGCGGAACAAGCCCTGTGTGTGCGGAAGTGGCAAGAAATTCAAGAAATGTTGTTGGAATGAAACGCATTAAATCAGCAATAGACACACTAGCTATAATCTTTCGAGTGATTTGGGCCATCAAATGAATCTAAAATTAATCGGCGGCGAAAACCCCAAGCTCAAGACCAAGACCGTACTCACTAATCCAGGTAAGGCGGCGAAGATAGGTCGGGCTATGGTTGCTTTCATGATGCGTCACCCTGGACTCGGTATCTCTGCAAATCAATTCGGCGTTATGGAGAGAGTCTGCGTTGCCAAACTCAAGGGGAAATGGCGAATCTTTATTGATCCACATATCACTTTCCGCTTTGGATCTCAATTAAGCGAGCAGGAAGGTTGCCTCACTTGGCCTGGGAAGCGTGGCGATATAGTTCGCCCTCGAGAGGTAACTATTGAACATTTAACTCCTGATGGCGATGGGGGCTGGTTTGGAAGAGAGGGGATATATAAAGAGTTTGAGGCTATCGTAATGGAGCACGAGATTGATCATCTTGACGGTATCCGTTGCATTGATAAATTTATAAAGAAAGAGGTAATCGAATGAGACTAATTTTAACCGTAATTGTACTAATGCTGTTTATCGGATGCTCTGAGAAATCAGAGAAAGCCTGCGACCAAGTATCCCAGGAAGATATGGAGGTCGTTATGAAGGTTAATAATGTTATGCTGAATCTAACTCGGTTCAAAACCTATCAAGATTCGACAGGCTTGGCAGACGAGAACATGGATAAGTCTCTGCTTTGGATGAACAGCGAGCTAGACGGCTGTCTAAAATTAATGGGCTATGATCTAGCTGGTTGTGTAAGGTGTCATAAATCCAAATGAAAACCGTCCAATATTTCAGAGCGACCCGAAAAAGCAATCGGTTCAACCAGGGGCAAAAAGTCTGGATCAGACTCAGGTTCGGGAATCATTTTTGGGTATGGTATAAATTCAGGGGGAAAGGTCGCAAGGTCTCCGGAATGATTGACGCTGACAACTCAGCAATAGGACCGATTAAAACGATCGAGGTTAGCGATAAATTTGCGGAAAGGATCGAGGGTATGTACAGATGAGAATCGAAACAAAACAGGGCTTGAGATTCGCAGTCGTAACTCTTGGCTGGCTATTCTTATATGCCCTATGGATAAGGGACTTATACAAGTGAAACCAGGAAGCGAATATCATCTTCATGTAGCTGTCTGCGATTATATCCGGCTCCAATATCCGAAAGCGCTCTTTCATTCTGACACTGGATCAGGAGTTAAGCTCCCAATGGTTGCCGCTGTTATGCTGAAGAAGCTCCGGAAGAAAAAATATCACCCCGACCTGGCCCTATATCAATCGCAGGGTGGATTCTTTGGGTTATTTCTTGAATTGAAGAAACAGGGCGTCCGGCTTAAAAAGAAAAATGGACAGTGGGCTTCACCCCAAATAGCCGGTCAAGCTGAATATATCGCTGACTTACGAGAGCGTGGTTATTGCGCTGAATTCGCTGTTGGATTTGATGACGCTAAAGAAATCATAGATTACTATATGAAGCTACGGATAAAATAATTAATTACCCTGGCAAGAAACTCGTCCTTTCGCTTGCTCATTCGGGCATGACGCCAGGGTAACTCTTTATGAGTCTTGCAAAACCAAAACAATGTTGCCAAATGGGTTCTTACGAATGCCAAATATCCATGCCCATAAATGGACGTATCCGAGGTATTGATTACTGTATTGCAGATATAGTTGCGGCCTTAAATGCGGCGAACATTGAAACCGTTGCAAGTTGTTGTGGGCATGGAGATGAGAAGCTTGCACGGATTGACCTGGAAGATGATCGAGTGTTGTTCTTAAGTGGACACACGCCAAAACAAAATAGAGGAGAATAAAATGGAACCAAGATCAATTAACATTCCAAGTATTAGAACTATCCACATAATTAAAAACCTGCGTTCACAGAGGGATCGGATCATTATCGCCCTCGATGATAGAATTAAGGAGCTTGAACAAGAAAAAAGTGATATGCAGGAGTATATCCAAACTGTTAATAAAAAGGCTGAATCGCAACATTGATCCAAACCAGCTATTTCGCCCGATCCAAGCACCTCGAGAACGCCTGTTCTATCGCACTCTATCCGCCTAAAGACTGGACAGGAATTGAACCCTCAAGAAAAACTATTTTAACTGATTTTCTCGTCTATATTAATATTACCAACTGACCTGTTGCCGCTTCAATAATTAAAGGATATTGAAGTTTGGCTCGCAAAAAATACATTCCATCCGAGGCTCACCTTAAAGCTGTTGAGGAGATGGCTCACAAGGGTGTCTCCCAAGCTAAAATGGCCAAAGCACTCGGTATTTCTTACCGTACTTTCCAGCGTCATTTGGCGAGCTTTGACGAGGCTCTAAAAAAGGGGAAGGATAGAGTTGACCAGGAAGCGGTCAAGAGAGAGATTGCGTCTGTTCGAAGTGCGCTCCTCGATAAAGCCCTCGGGTTTAAATACACCGAAACAACAACAGAAGATAAACAGGTCGAAAGATCAGCGCAAAAAATAACCCTCACCAAGACCGTTACTAAACGGATCATCCCTTCAGACCAAGCTATTTTTTATTACCTGGGGAACAGAGCCCCCGATGAGTGGCAGTCGGTTAATTATCAGCGTGAAAAATCTAGCGACCCCGATGACGAGATTAAACCATTAACCGCCGATGAATATCGGGTATTTATGAAGAGTCGGACAGGTGGAACTCCAAGCTAAACAAGACCCCTTTAGAAGGTGGGAAAATCTCGAAGATCATCTAATCCAATGGATATTGATGAACCTCGAGCTATATTTTAAAATCGTTCCTCGCTTTCTTGTGGTCCCATCGGGGAGACGATCAGGGAAAACAGAGATCTCCAAGCGCCGAGTGGCGATGGAGGCAGCCACAACTAAGACCGAATGGGATACGAATTATTACTTCCTCGCCGCCCCTGTCAGACAACAGGCAAAAGATATTTATTGGGATGATATGAAGGCGCTGACCAAACCGCTTTGGCGGAAACCCCCTTCAAAAACCGAGCTTACTATTTATACCGAATGCGAAGGGATAAGGTCAGAGATTACTATCCTCGGAATGGATGCACCGGAGAGGATGGAGGGTCGCCCCTGGAATGGTGGTATCCTGGACGAATACGGCAATATGAAGCCAGCCACATTCGATGAGCACGTTTACCCTGCGCTCGCAGATCGAAAAGGCTGGTGTCTGCTTATAGGTGTTCCTGAAAAGGGGAAAATGCACTATCGAGACAAAGCACTACTCGCAACCGATAACGTGATCCCCGAGTCGAGCCATAACTCCGGAAGTGTGGTTCGCTCAAAGCTTCATCCTGAGTGGGCTTATTTCCATTGGTTCTCATCTGATATTTTAGATGCTGAGATAATCGAAGAAGCTCGAAGCACTCTCGACGAGCTGACATATAAGCAGGAATTCGAGGGAGCATTCAACCAGGAAGGTGGATCTCTTTATTATGCTTACAACAAGGATTTGGTTGACGATAATGTCGCCAAGCGTGATCCGGACGAAATGCTTTATCTCTCATGCGATTTTAATAAGGCTCCGATGGCTTGGCTCGTTGCTCAGACCGACACCTTTCGAAAACGGAAGCGAGCAAAAATTGTCGATCATGTTACTGTCCCACATGATGCGAAGACTCAACGGACTACATTAGCTTTTGTCGAGAAGTTTAAAACTCACCGGAATAAATACGTCTATGTAACTGGCGACGCCTCAAACGATTACGAGAGTATCAGAGACTTTACAACCGATTATATAATAATCGAGGAAACGCTGAAAGCTCATCATTGGAAGGTTGTTCTCGATGTTCCGGACTCTAATCCTAATATTAACAACAGGGTAAACATTGGAAATAGCGTGATGGAGCACCGGCGCTGTTTTATTAATAGCGTCTGCACCCTGTTACTGTTAGATTTAGAACGCAATGAAAGTGATAACAAAGGCGGGAAGAACAAAACCGATCCTGCGCAGACTCACGCCTCAGATGCTTTCGATTATCTTATGTGGCTGTTGTTTGCTCATGAATTTAAGCAATTAGGGGTCGCCGTATGATCAACAACGCAATTCATTCAATCAGATCAAGACTATTTTATAAGAGACTCGAAACCCTATTCCTCGAGCAAAGGACAGGGAAAGAAGTCCGGATAATTAAAGACATTTACGGCAATAGTTATTTAACGAACGGAATATTTGGCAAGAGGGCAAAATTATGTCAACCGAAACAAGTTTAATCGTCTCAGCATTCAGAAACACAAACAACCTAACTCTGACGCCGGCTGACCCTAATGAGAGGGCGGCGCTCGCCAATATCCGAGAAGTGTTCTTTTCGAGGGATGCTGTAAATACAGCGAAGATTCTCAAAAGTGACCTAACAACCTATATGAGCCAGCTTAAAGCGAACTCTCTGCGGCTGGTTATTATGGACGAATTGATTCCCTCATTTCTGAGACAGATTTGCAATGTTTATGACGTCCCTCCGGTCTATAAATGGGAAGAAGAGGGCTCGGAAGATAAAGCGGACGCTCTGCGGGCGTTTTGGAATGATCTCGGAATAGCGACTTATTTCCAAGAGAATTGCGAAATGATGCGTTTCAATAACGTCTCGATAAGTCTTGTCAAATGGAATGAAGCCCTCAAGCGGACTCATATCGACGGCACGTTCCACGCAGGGAATAGTATAATTGAATCGTTCCCTGGTTTTGTCTTTGAAGCTAAAAAACTGACATACTTCAGGGGGGTCGATCCCGATAAGTGGGCTTTCGTTTGGGAGTTATTAGAACTAAACGAGGACGGAACAGCCAAGACCAATCATTATAAATACAAACTTGATAAGGGCGGGAAAATCCCAAAGGTTCCTGTTTATATTGCTATCAATCCTGATAATGCAGAGGGTGATCTTTCCGGTCCCGATTATTGGCCGGTTGTAGTCCATCGCTATTCAGAGCGGGGCGCTACCTTTTGGGGTAACGCAATGGATTCGCTTGTCGAGCTTGTCAGGGCTATCAATGTCCTATTCTCAGTCTGCAATGATGATACTATTCGTCAGAGTATCCGAATCTTGATCTTTAATTTCAGGCCGGTTGGCTCTGAAGATGACGACGGCAATATCGAGGCGGGAATGGAAAACCCGATCATGCCCGAGGGAGGTATCGGGAAAAACGATATGAAAGGCGAAATTCTCGAGGCGAAGCTATTCAATAAGGAAGTGATCGGATTCGTCGAAGCGCTATTCGGAATCGTTAGCAATACCCACAATATCGGTTCACTCCTGAAGCAAGACCTTAAGGAAGCACTCTCAGGACTCGCTCTCAGGCTAAAGAATGAGCCGCTCCTGCGTGATTGGGCTCATGATATTAATATTGTACGCCAGCCTGATATGAGGCTCTTGAGCACCCTTGTTCGAGTTGACAACTATCACCGCAAAGGCGACAAAGCCGAGGGCGCTCTTGATCAGAAACTAGCGGATTCAGTGCAGGTCGATTATCAAGAGCCGAACCTCGTCACCGATGACCAATCAGAGTATGAGCTCGAGAAACTTAAATGGCCGGACGGAACCAGCTCTCCGGTGCTTTGGGTTATGGCTCGCAATCCTGAATTTACAGAAGATCAGGCGAAAGAGTGGATCCAGAACAATATTAATGATTACGAGGAGCTTCAGGGATTAAAGGTCGGGCTTAAAGTTAAGGAAGAAGTCGAGGAAGAGGAAATCGTTTGAGCAGAATTAATAAACTCCTGAGCGATGAAGCCGCAATAACGGCGGTCCTGCAGGGGAAACTCAAGGGAATGATTATCAGCGCCATTAAAACGGAGGGCTTGGACAAAGAACAGATCAGGGAGTCAATGGCTCCTGGATTAACTGAATTAATAAGGCCGGTTATCCGAGGCTATTTGAAGCTCGGTCTTGATTGGCTGAAAGGGTAAGGAATGCTTGAGAAATTAAAAAAGAAGAAAACTTTAGCACCTGGGAGCTTTGCAGTCTCCGGAGTTTATATAACACCAAAAACAATAGACGACGCTCACCGCTTCCGAATGCAGATTCCGATCGGAGCCGAGATACTCTCAGCTCATGCTTGCACAAAAGAGCGGATTATGGTCTATTACAAATACAACGTTCCGGCGGCTCCTATGATTCCGTTTGACATACTGGTCTTGAAAGACGGAGAAATCCTTCAGCCGAAAGACCGCTCTCATCATTATAATATTATTGAGTCGGTCGCTCTTGATGGTGATATTTATCATCTTTTCCACCATTTTAAAACGTCGAAAATCATATTGCCCAGGGAAATAAATTAATGGCTTTCAAGCCTAAATTTGATCTGAGAGCTTTCTTCGATAAAGAGTCGAAGACTATCAGAACTGAATATAAAAAGCTCCTATCTCGAGGGCGTGGTGTATTGAACGATGATGCTCCCAGGAAGAAAAAGAACAACCGTCAGCCCTGGCTTGTTAATACAGGCGAAACAAGAGACCATGGTATCGAGCGAAAGTGGAATAAGCACAGCGCAACGATATTCGCTTCAGGGAAAAAGCACTCAGGCCGGACTCGCAGGATCACGAAAGCGGGGAAGGTCAAGACAGGACAATCGAAAGACCGTCCAACATATTACCAACTATATAGCTGGCATAATAAGGGTATTTCGTCTGCGTCGAGTGAGACCTATTCCGGAATATTTGGTCAGCTCCCAATCCGGAGTAATTTTGAGAAGCGATTGAAAGAGGAGATCCGCAGACAATCAGAGAGAGAGCTTCACCGGATGGTTGCCGATTTTAATAGGGGGCGGAAATGATACCGAAAACATTCGCAATTACCGGAACCCAGGTTAAGACCGAAATCGAGCTTGCAATTATTGAAATCGAAGCCGAGATCGAGGCATTTATCAGTCGAGCACAGATCGAAGTTCGTAAGCTCCAAGTGAATAATAGTCTATCACAATCAGCCGCCATTGATGCGATCGTCGGTCAGATATTAGCCCAAGAGGATATAGCTCAAGTATTCTTTAATCGGATTGATGCAATCACCCAGGAGATCGGAAAGCAGGTCGTCGCTCGCCCTGTTCGTCTCTTCGCTAAAAAGGACTCAGGACAACTTTTTGATTGGAAGCTTGGCTCTGTTAAGTCGAAGCATTGTCCCGACTGTTTGAGGGAATCCAGGAAGGAACCGAGAACGGTCACAGAATGGTTAAAAGATGGCGTTGGACTCCCTCGAGAGGGGTTGACTATCTGTAGTGTCGGTTGTAAATGTATGTTGATGCCGGCCTCTGCCTGATTATATTATAGCTCATAATATCTCGACTAACCGAAAAAGAGCCTCTCTCCCCAGGGGTTCTTTTTTATTGCCTTTAGTTAATTAGGATTAACGACATAGAACTTTAATATTTTAATTGACATTAGTCAAAAGCCTAAATATTTTAAGCTATGCTAAAAAGTTTCACAATTAAAAGCATGGGATCGGTGACAGTATGTCACAAGGGAACGGCAACAGGTCAGTTGCAAGACGCTTCGGCAACGTTCGGAGAGGAAAGGTAAGGAAATGGATTTAACGAAAAACACACTGAAGGATCATCTGAAGAAGTTGAAAGAGCTTTCCACACCAAAGGAAGGTTCCGAAACTGAGTTTGCAACGGTCTTGGGTACACTCGAGAACGATGGAAATGATACGGTGGTCAATCTGGGCGTTGCCAAAAGCGAAGCCACAAGTCGAAAACAAAGCGTTCGTTCCCTCGAGCAATCAGTTGAGGAGTTAAAGTTAGCCAAAACGGAACTTGAGCAGAAAGTTAATGCTGACGATCCGAATAAGGATGAACTTGAGAAACTCAGATCATTTCATAAAACTACTATCGGGAACCAGCGAGAATCATTCGGGACTTTTATCGAGAACGTGCGAGAGCATGAGAATTTCAAAAAAGCGTCCCCTGACTTGAAGCTCCCAAAACCAGGCGAAGACGGAAAATTTAATTTGACTGAAATGTCCCAGGAAGATTTGGAACATAATGTCGGAGAAATGACTCGTTTTAATCGTTTGGGTATTTTTGGGGAAAAGGGCAACGGCCAGACTAAAATTGTTGATGGTTCTGGCCCCGAAAAAAATATTCCTCAAAGCGTAGCCGAGAAGATATCCGGAGCCAAGACCTTAAAAGAGTTGAAGGAAGTTCAAGCCTCGCTCTAAAAATCTCCGGAGGTCTTAAAAATGGCTGATCAAATCACAAGAGCCGCCGATTTCGACGATAGTCAAATCGCCCTTATGGATCAAGCTTTTACAATCGCCGCAACAGATGCAATCGTCATTGATCAGTTTGTTGATTACGAGCGAGATATTGGAGCCAAGTCCATCGACTTGACCAATTATCCAAAAATGTCACGAGCAACAACCCCCCTCACAGACGGAACCGATGTTGATCGAGTTCGGTTAACCGATACAAAGGTCACTTTTACACCGACTGAATATGGAAATGTTGTTGGTGTCACAAAATTAAACAACCTGCAATCAGGCGGGAAAGCTCCTCTCGGAACCGCCGCAGTCGTCGGTCAGAACATGGTCGAGACAATGAACGCCGTCGGTATTATAGCCGGTGAAGCAGGAACAAACATTCGCTTGGCGAATGGAGCTGGTTCTGAAGCCGCTATCGTTGCCGCTGATGTTATCCAGGAAGCGGATCTGGATTATGTCCATAATCGTCTTTCTCGTCAGAATATTGCTTTCTTCGAGGGTGAGAATTATATCGCCATCGCTCACCCCGACGTTATTTCCGACGTCAAACTGCAAACCGGATTCATAGCCGCCGCTAAGTATGCCGATGCAATACAGTTGATGAAAAACGAAATCGGTATTTGGAAAGGTTTCCGTTGGGTTCGAACAACCGGCGTAACTGTTAATACGGATGCCGGAGCCGCAACTTGCGATACTTATCACACTCAATTTATCGGCCACAATGCACTTGGTCGAGCAGATTCCGAAGTCCCTCACCTTACCATTACTGGACCCTTTGATCGCCTCGGAAGAGTCATCAATCTAGGTTGGTATGGAGTTACCGATTACGGTATCGTTGATCAAAACGCTCACTGGATCATAACCAGCGCTTCAAGTTTCGGCGCAAACGAATAAAATCTCCTTGTTAGTGGGGGAGCCTTACGCATTGGCTCCCCCTATATAGCAAGCAACAACAACTATGAGGTAAGAAAATGGATCGCATTAGAAAGTTTCTGAAGAAAGATTTCAGCGCAGTATTCACAGAGGCGAAGATTCCGTTCGACCCGAAGGATAAACTCGTCGACATGTCTGCTCTCGCTGTTAATAATCTCGAGAAATTCTATCCCGCTCTGGATAAGCTTTATCCAAAGCCCAAGCCGGTTAAGGAACCAGTACCGGATCCAGATCCGCCAGCACTTGTGCCGACGGACGCAGAGGGAAGGATTGCTCTAATGCTCCAAAACGCCCGAGAAGAGGCTGATAAGATTATCTCTGACGCCAAAGCATCGGCAAAGAGCGGTGATCTCGCTCCTGCTAAAAAGGTTCGGAAGAAGCTTACAATAGCAGAGCGTAATCGGATCGTTACGGTTGTTGGGAAAAAGAATTGGGAATGTGAAATGGCTGGTGATAAAATCGTCGTCTTTGAGGAAGAGCCTGTTGATGTCAAATACTGGCAAATGCTGAGACTCGCAGGGCAGAACGTGGTTTAAGTGGCAGTCCTCGTAAACATAACGATATCCGTTGCGACTCTGAAGACGATTCGCCCCGACATTACTCGCTTTCAGTATCGAAGCGAAGAGGGCGGAACTGATTTCGCAGATGAAATACTCAGAGCAAAAACAACGCTTTATCGTGAAGTTTTGGACAAAGAGCGCCTCCTAAATCCTGGGATGTCTGAAGCTGGCTTATCTATTCGGCTGGCTAATGTTAAAGACCTTCCCGACGTTACTTATCTCGCTGAGAGGTTAAACCTTCGATGCCTCCAATATATTATGACCGCCAATGACCAATTCGATCTTGCTGACGTATATGAGAACGACGCCAATAATGTCGGGCTTATTTATTATGTTGATACTGACACGGATTCGGTTGTCGATGACGACGAGAAACGCAGAATAAAAGTTCCGAGTTTCACCCGATGACAACCAGTAACTATAAAACTGTCCATAATGCAATTAGGACGCTGATCGAAGCCGGAAACGTATTCAAATATATTGAACTGGCTCAATGGATCAGTTACCAAAATGGCAATTTGCCAACGGCACTCCTCAATAATTCTTTTTCGATTAAGCTCCCCGCTCAAGGGTCAAGTGATTTCGAGTCTGCAAATTGGGGTAGTCTAAATGTAAATGTCGAATTCCTCCTGGACACTCAAAAGGATTTGTATCTCGAGAAAATGGACGATGCAGTCGATGCCATTGGAGGGCTCAGCGCATTGTCAAGCGTTGAGGTAGTCGTCAAGACCGACATTGATAACCGAATTTGGGATTCTCAAGACCTTCAGGATCATATCCTGCTCGGATTCAGGGAAATTAAATTAGAATTAAGGAGCGCCTAAGATGGCATTAACAGCCGGAAATCTAGTGTTTTATGGACCCTTTACAATATTGTTTAAAACGGTCGCCGCTTCAACAAAGACCTATACTGCGGTCAAGGGTGATTCGTTGACGTTCAATATCGAAACCAAAAAGGGCAACGTGGTATTCGAGGACGGTACGGAGAGCGATTGGGAAGAGGGGCGTAAGCTCACAATGGAACTTCTGCTTTCTGAACTTGACCCCTCAGTTGGTGGCGATATCGACGATGTTGAGGGTTGTGATAACCTCGTCATTACTATGCTCAATGGGAAGGTCGCAACAATGGCCGCAACCATGAGATTCTTTGTCGATATTGATAACGGAAAGATGAAAGTCACCGGCTGGAAGACCGTCGCTATTGGAAACAATATGTCCGACCTAGTCGTAATCAGTTAGGAGTGAATCATGGCTTTAACGGCAGGCAAATTAATATTTTACGGTCCCTTTACTTTCGATATCCAACTAACCCCGACAACGTCGAAATATACCCGATCAGCATTAAAGGGGGATTCACTCACCTTTAATATTGAGACGAAAAAGGGGAATGTTGTTTTTGAAGATGGGACCGAGTCAGATTGGGAGGAAGGTCGAAAGTTGACAATGGAGCTTCTATTGTCAGAGCTTGACCCCGCATCCACAACCGGAGACATGGAAAAGGTCGAAGCCGGCGACAGGATCATTATCACTATGCTTAACGGTACAGTAGCAACGGTTACGAGCGGAATGCGCTTCCTGGTTGACGCAGATAATGGCAAGACCAAGATCACAGGCTGGAAAGCCGTCGCTATTGGTTTGAACATGAGCGATATTGTTCTGATCACAACTCCATAGGTGATTAGATGATAAGACTCTATAAAAAAATAAATGGAAAAGTTCATTCGGCGGAATTCCGCTCGAGTGATTTAGCGCCCCTACTCAAAATGGGATGGAAAACAAAAAAGCCGAAGCAAGTTGCTAAGGCCGAACCGAAGAAACCCGCAGGAGGGAATTCAAATGTTTAAGTTTAAAACTCTATTGCTAGTCTTGCTGGTCGCTCTTGTGGGGTTATTTGCAACAGCGAACGCACAAGTCGAAACCGAGGAATATGAGAATATTGTTTGGGATAACGGAACCCTGACGTCGAATCAGGTATTCCAGGCGGCTAACGCCGATACAACGGCTGTCTTTAAGTTCAAACAGGGGGATGCCTTTCCCGATCGACTGAGCTTCCTATCAATTTCTATTGAAACGGCTGGTTCTGATAGTTCAGATACAGACTTCAATCTTGACTTGTCTAATGATGAAACATACTGGTATTCCTGGGGCATTCTCGAAACTAATTTGAGTATTGCAACAGCCGCAACCACAGTTGTCGGATCGAATACGATTGGACTTGCTCCTGAAGTGACTGACGCAGACGAATTCGGAGCCTACAAATATGGCAGAGTCAGAGTCACGGCTGGAACAGCTGATGCAGACACCGTCACTTGTAAGCTTCAAATGACGAGACAGTTCGTCCAACCCTAATTTGTACGCTAGTCAGTAAATACCCAAGCCCCTTTAATTAGGGGCTATGGGGCAAAGTCTAAAGTCCCCGAGAAGAAAGGACACTATCATGAGTGGATCGCTCGTAAACGCAATCAGATTAAGAGTAATTGGTGAAGAGGTTCTAACGGTCACAACCGCCGGAACTCCTGTTGTCGTCCCTGCTAATAAATACGCAGAGGCGGTAAGGTTTATTAATAATAATATCGGTATCGTTGTTGCTATTGGCATGGCGGCCACAGTTGACGCAGTCGCAACTCCTGAGATCGGGACGGCTCTCGATTATCGAGATCAGCATATCGAATATTGTAAAGTAACGGATCAGACGAGCGTTACCAGTGAGCTCTATGTCGATGCTTCAGCCAATGCAACGGCCATAACGATTCAATATCTCGGTATGTGATCATGGCTGGTGAAGATAGCTTAACCGTAAGAAGTATATGGGGGTTTCTCACTGGCGGCATGATTCCCTGGTCATTACAGGCCGGAATTACAGCCGAACCCGCAGGGATCCAGGGCGATGTTCCACTTACAAAATCAGTTAATGAGGTTTCGGTTTGCGCTACTTCAGGCGATTCCGTAACTCTTTACTCAGGATTAATTGCAGGAATCACCTTTCAACAAACCATTTTTAATAATGGAGCGGCTCCTCTGGGGATATTTCCAGCGCTCGGTCATGATTGCGGAGCTGGGGCAAATAACAAAATAACAATAGGTCCAGGGGCTAATATTACATTCAAGTCGTATAGCGCTACGGCATGGGAGACAAGACCCGATCTACAGTTGCATACGCTTTGGGCCAAGGGCCCGGCCTATTGGTTTAACGGGATAACTGCCAAGGTTGAATCCTCCATGGATATTTTAGCGTTAGACACTTATGATGATAACAGCGAAATTTGTGTACAC